CTCCTTTTTACCGTCGAATGACAGGCTCAGCGTCGATCACTGTCGACCGGCATTCGCCAGCCATCTCCTTGACCTCGTAGCGGATTTCATCCCCGCCGACGTAAGCCGCCTGAAAGCGCAGCCCTGATTCATCGGCGCCAAATGCCAAAAAATCACCGCGACTGTGCAGCAGGTGGGCGTCCGGCCCACCGTACAATGTCGCCAGGCGAGCCTCACCCGCAGTTTTGATCTTACCCACAAGCCGCAAGGGGAACTCCTCGACAATCGCCGAGATTCCCAATGACAAAGGCGCAGACGCGACAACAACGTGAATGCCAACCTCGCGACCGCGTTGGACCAAGATCTGCAGATTCTCAACAAATCCACGATAGTTATTACACAGAATTCCTGCGTCATCGATCAGCAGCACGATGTGCGGTGCGTCCTCCTCGTAGCGCTCGCGGTAATCCAGCATCATGGTCAGCGAGGAGACTGCCTCCACACCCTCCGCCACATCCCGCACCGGCGGGCGGATTAGATGCGGCAGCCCAGCAAACGGCGCGAATGTCTTGCCGTCGGGATGCACGCAGATAAGGTGTAAATCCTCGGCATCGTGTGTCAGTGCCAGCGATAGTGCGATCGCTCTCAGGAGCACGCTCTTTCCGGCATCTTCCTGCCCGGTTACCAGCACGTGGCCTATCTGCTCCGACGCCAATCGCGCCAGCAGCGGAATACCATCCTCGGTCAGCCCCAGCAAAGCCGTGGACGTCGGTAGCGGTTTCGGTGCACCATGCTCATCTTTCTGCACCTGTGGCAGCAGATTCAACAAATTCACCGGTCGCGGGTTGGGATTCTCGAACTCCAGAACAATCCCCCTCTCACTGCGATCCACCTTCGCGCTGCTGACACACAACGCCAGCGCCAAATCGTCCCCCAGACGTCGCACCTGATCATATTTAATCCCCGGCGCCGCATCCATGAAAAAGCGCACGATACGCGGGCCCACCGTCCCGCCTGTTACCTGACACGGCGCGCTCGCTTGCGCTAAAACAATTTCCACCCTATCTGCCTGTGCTTCTAAATACGCTCGTAACGGCTGTGGCATCTTGTCACCCCCATGATCCTTAACTTGCACCTTTTAACCTTTCACCGTAAACTGTACCTGAGTCACCCCATGACTTGGGCACGGTTTGCATCTATGATGCGGACCGTGCCTCATTCTGCGCCAGCGGTCCCAAATACAACGTCCGATTTGGGCGCCCGATGACCACCACCTCCGGCTCCCGCTTATACCGATCCTCAAACGCCTCCCGCGCTGCCGGAACCTGCTCCTCCAGCGTGTCATGCTCCGTCAACCCCCATCCCCACCACGTCGCTTCGCTGAAATGCACCTCCTCATCCGTCTCGGGTACAACGTCCAGCATCTCGTGCAAAAACGAAACCTGCGGCTGCCCATCCTGACTCGCTGTCTGCGCCTTCTTACACATCGCAACCCCCCACCCTGATAGTTTACCTATCCCCATCCCTAAAAAACGCTCTCCGTGTTGCCTGTAAAATCAAACTTCACCATAGACGGTGATATTTAACGTCACCGTAGGGCAAAATTAAACGTCACCGTCTACCACACCGTTAAACTTCACCGTTGAACAGAAACGCGCGAAAAGCCTCGATCCACGCTGCCGGTTCCGCCAGATTGTACGCAAAACGCGGCGTCCGGCTGAACTCGCGCATCGCTCGCACCTGCTCCTGCAGGTCGTCATCCTCCAAAAACACCTTGAGTCCGTACGCCAGCAGCAGCGACCCCAACTGGCTCATCGACGTATCCTCATGCTCTTGATCTGCCAACGTGCGCAGCGTCTGCTTCACGACCGTCGGCACGTCCATATTCAGCCGCGTGCGCTCAATCTCCGCGCGCTCGCGCGCAGACATGGCCGCCTTGTTCTGCGCCGCCTTCTTCTGCCATTCCTCAACTGCCGGATCTACCTTCGACGAGAGACCACCCCGGCGCTTCATGCGTCCCCCCCATTCTCCAATAGACGCTCCACCAACAGCCGCATTGCCTGCGTCGTCGCGTGCTCCGGGCACAGATCAAACAACGTCGTGCCAAAACTCGCCGCTTCCGTCACCCGCACACTCAGCGGCACCGGCGGCCAGACCGCTTTGCCGAACGTCTCCACCAGCGAGCCCATCTGCGCCTGATGCTCATTCGTCTGCCGACGCGCCATATTCGGCACAATCCCCAGCAACCTGGGCCCCGCTTCCAGCGCCCGCGCCGTCTGCGCCATCAGCACCACGCCCTCCAAACTCAGCCGCTCCAACTGCGTCGGCACAATCACATCATCCGCGCCGCTCAACAACTCCGTAAACCCCGGCGACCGGCTCGGCGGCATATCCATCAACACAAAATCCGCAATCGATCGCAACGGCGCCAGCCGCCCGGGAATCTCCCCCAACCGCCCTACCGCCGCCAACATCGACATCGCCTCGCCCGTCCGCCAGTTGCCCGGCAGCAGCCCAATCCCCCACTCCCGCAACCCGCGCACCAACGTCACCGGCGCATCCTGATTGATCAATAGCCGGAAAATCCCATCCCGCGTCTCCCCATCCAGCAGCCACGACGTCAAATTGCCCTGCGGATCTGCGTCCACCACCACCACCCGCTTGCCCCGCCGCGCCGCGCCCACCGCCAGATGCAGGCACACCGTCGTCTTCCCCACACCGCCCTTCTGATTCGCCAATGCAATAATCGTCCCCATGACTTGCTCCTTTGTCTGCACAACGGACAACAACCTCACGACCGGCGCGCCTTCTCCACCCCGTACCGATCCTCTTCCGCCTGATCGCACTTCGCAGACACCGCGCACAACGAATACAAAATCACCACATCCAGCACAGCAAACCCAACCATCGCCCAGCCCCACAACGGCATCTCATACCTCCGCGCCCAGCGCCCGCAACTCCGCGTCCGTCCAATCCATCACACGCTCCACCGCCAACCGGCTTCGATTCCAGCGATCCGCAATCAGCAGCGCGTACACCGCCACCTGTGCGGCCTCGCCAACAACATCCTGCGGATCATCCGTGCCGCGCGCCAGCACCTCACCCAACCGCTCGTGTTGCATCCCTAACCGTCGCATCAGATACGATATTTCCGCACTATTCCACCCGCCACCCATCCCCAACAACCGCTCCCCCATCCGCTCCGCAAACCACACCACCACCGGCAGCGCATCAATCTGCGATTGTGCTGAGGGTTTAGTCGCCGTAGGCGACCCTAAAAGGCCCTCAGCCAACTCACGCAACTTTTCTTCGGCCAAATATGCCCTTGCCTGCTCCCGGTTATACTGCCGCTCCCACTCCTGAAGATCCCAGGCAATCTCGTCCACCAACCCCAGCGCGTTATCCGCCGCTTCCACCCCCGCGCCTTTCGCTCGGCGGAGCACCGACCGTATCACCTCAATCTTCTCCGACGCCACACGCAGTTCCTGACTTCTGACTCCTGACTCATCACTGCTGATCTCCCGCAACGCATCCCGCAGATCATACTCCACCGACACAAACCCCGTACCGTCGCACTCACTACACTCCACCTCTTCCGGCGGCAAATCATCCTCGCAGTACACCGGCCAACCCTGACCGCGAAACCACTGCATATCCTGATCCACGCCCGAAAGCCCCTCTGAATGCTCTGCCCAGTACAACGCCCACGCCGGATGCTGCACCCACCCCGACTCATCACACACCGCACACGGCTCCACCCGCTCCACATAAAACGGCATTTCACACCTCACATTGACTCATGACTAATGACTCGTGACGCCTGGATACATCCCAATCGCCTTCGTCGCCTCAATCGTCGCCTCCAACGCCTCGCGGCTCTCAAACGTCGCCGCAATCCGACCGTCCGGCAACTCCCGATACGCCCCCGCAATCGCCAACCCCTCTCCCGGCTCAAACACCAACGTCACGGGGAACCCGTGTGTCTGACGTTCAGTCGGCGCGTTTTTTGCGCCGACCTCACGCTTGTTGTGAGCGTCAGACCGCGCCCCAAATCTCCGGCCAGCCGCGCCCATGCTTGCATGCCCAGAGTTCAGTCGGGCGCCCTTTGCCCGACCCTGCGTTGTCTGCAGGCTCTGGGCCACCGTCCCCCACCACGTCCGCAAATCCCCGCCCATCACATAAAACCCGTTCACATCCTCACCGTACGGCACCGCCACCGGCACAATCCGCTCGCTCGCGCCCGCCATCACATCCCGCGCCTGCTGCCCTGCCGTATCCAGATCAAACGCCGCATAAATCCGATCAAACCGCAGCACCGCCCCCATCCAGCGGCCAAACTGCACCGCCTCACCCTGCCGCCCCTTCGCCGCGCCACCCAGCGTCCCCGCGTTCACATACCCGCGCAACACCTGCCAGACCGTGTAAAAATCCATCTCCCCTTCCAACAACATCAGATCCAAATCATCATCCCACGCATCCGAGCCCAACAACGCCGTCCTGCCACCCGGCACGCCATAGTATTTCCCACTAAACCCCACTCGCTTCGCCGGACGAAACTTTACATACCAGACAGTGCCATCTCGCGCCACTTGCGAGCGTCCGGCCCCCACAATCCCCGGCATCACCAGCCCCTGCGGCAGCCACACATCCCGCTGCCGGTCCAACCCCCACCCCTCCGGCGCCTCATACGTCGTATTCGGCCACCACCCCAACCGCCACGCCCGGATCGTCGCCTCCGTCAAGCCCCGATGCTCCATCAAATACCGCCGCGCCCCGGCGCCCACCGGATCCCACAACCACCGCTCCGCCTGCGCCACCACCCGCCGCGCCGCCTCCTGCCAGCGCGCACCCGGCGCGCGTGTCTGACGTTTAGTCGCCCCTGCCCGACGTTTCGTCCGCGCAGCGGACCCCCGCAGGGGCGTCGTGCCCACCAGCGCCGCCACCTTCTCCGCCGCCTTGATAAAATCCCTCGGATTCTCCCCCAGCCGCTCCATCCGCTGCACAAACTCAAACACATCGCCGATCACCCCGCAGCCGAAACACTTAAACCGCCCGTCGTCCGGCGTCACCCCAAAACTCGCCGACTTCTCCTCGTGGAACGGACACCGCCACCACAACCAGCGCCCATTCACCCGCACCGGCGCCCCCAGATAATGCTCCACAATCACCCCGAGATCCGCCTGCATCTTCAAACCCTCAACATCAATCCGCCCGCTCATCAAACCCCCTGTGTTTACATGCCGGACATAAACTCAATGGGGATTTAGTCTGCGTAGCAGACCCTCGCAGAAATCCCCATGTTAGTCAGCCATCGTTTGGCTGACCTCGCGCAGGTTGCGAGTGTCCGGCCAGGTCCCCAACCAACCCCCTCAACATCAATCCGACCGCTCACGTCACCCTGCCTCTTCCAGCATCAAAACCAACTCTGGATGTTCTGCCTCTGGATCTACCGCAATCTGCCAGGCCGTCCGGTGCACAACAACATCGCCCTCGTCGTAGTGAAGCACATACGGCCTGCACCAACACGCCCGGCCACCATCCTCAACCACGTGCCGTCTAACCCGCCCCCCGACTCCTGACTCCTGACTCATGACGTTTGACCCTCTCTTCTAACCTTCACCATTCGAACTGTCCCGTGGCTCAAAACCCGCTCTTTGCAATCAAAATTCTTAAAACGTCGTACCGACTTCAAAAAACACCTAAAAAATAAGGTAAAATGTGACGAATGTGACGAAACTGAACGTGTTTCCAAGAATCTCCTTACGCGAGGCCGTATAAGAGAAAACTTTTAGAACGGGCCAATATTTCGTCACATTCATCACACCCACCGGCCCCCGCGCGTCGCCCCAGCCCGCCCAATTCTAACCATTTCGCACAGCAACAAGCGTCATAACGTTCAACTTGTAACTTGCAACCTGCAACATGTTCAATTTCAATCAAACGCAATCTGCTGCCCACTGCCCTCAAACGGCAGCCCGATCCCAAAATACGTCATCCCCTGGCGCGTGTGCTTGTGCTCAAACCGCGCCTTCAACGTCGCCCCAAACTCCCGGCTCCCTGCCGGATACAACCGCAGATCCTTGCACCACTGCGTGTACGCCTTGTAAAACTTCCGGTGCGTCACCTGCGCGTCGTACGTCTGGACACAGTGCTCATCAATAAACTGCCCCACCGTGTCCTCTTCCGCGCGGTACTCATCCGTCGCCAACTGCACCTGCTCCGGTGGCTGCAGCGAGCCCGCCCGCTGCCATTCCAGACACCCCCGCACCAGCCACGCCAGAATCCCCTCGCGCTCCTCCTTCAACTTCGCCAGCAAATGCGCGTCCCGCTGCCGCTCATTCGGCTTCTGCGGGTGATCCACAAACCGCAGCGTAAACGGAATCAAGTGCACGCGGTCCCAGATTGCCAGGTCCGCCGCCTCAATCTTTGGCCTGTGATTGGTGAGCAGCAGCAGCAAGTGCGTCGGCGTAAACTCCACCGGATTCTTGTACTTCGCGTGCGCGTGGATCCGGTCGCCACCCGTCAGTTTCTTCACCGTCTCCCCGTCCAAGCGCCGGTCAGGATTCGTCTCCGAAGACCACACCACCCGCTTCCCCCGCAACTTGACGATGTACGGCTGCGGCCCCGAGCCGCCCCGGTACGTGTGCATCAAATCATCCGCCGGAATCGACATCGTAATATCCGGGCCCAGCACGGCGGCCAGCGTCTCCAGGAGCGTCGTCTTCCCGTTGCGCCCTTGCGGGCCCCACAACACCGGGAACGCATGCTCGCTGTTCAACCCCGTCACCCCGTACCCCAGAAGCCGATGCACAAAGCGCACAATCTCCTCATCGTGATCGAAAATCTCGCGCAGAAACCGCTCCCAGCGCGGCGCCGGTGCATTCAGCGACTGCCACGTCGTCGGCACCACCGTCCGTATCCAGTCTCTTGGCTGCCCTGGCCGGAACGTCCCCGACTGCAGATCAATCACCCCATTCGGCGTGCCCAGCAGCCACGGGTGCGCATCCCACTCATCCCCAGACAGCGCCAACTCCGGCAGCGAGGCCGCCGCCCACAGCACGTGCTCCTTGCGCCGCCGCGTGTGCAGGCGCTCCGCCCGCTTCATGTAATTCTTCGCCGCGTCCGCCTTATCCTCCTTGATCAGTTGCGCGCCTTGCTGCGCAAACTGCCCGGCCACCTCCGTCCGCAGCAAATTGATAATCGCATTCGTCGTATCCTCAACCCAGTGCTGCCCTTCCCACAGATACCACTGCCCCTCACTGTGATCGAACGCCACCTGGCCCTGATACAACCCGGCGAACACACTCGCGTCGCCGTCCTCCTCCGTCTGCACCGCCTTATACAGCGCGCTGCGGTCCATCTGCTCCTTCTCATCCTCTAATGCTGGCGGCACATCCTGAAGCCCCTCGGCGTTCCGCTTGCGCGCAAACCGCTGCTGCATCGCCTCATACACCAGCGACCGCACCTCATCCGCCTGCTCCTCGTCCCCCGTGCCCCCTGCGTCATCCATCAACGACTCAAAGCGCGCCGCTCGCTCCAGCGGCTCCGTCTCCATCAATTCCGCGATCAGCGAAGCCCACGGCTCGCCATACCGCTCCCCATAATCCTCCGCCACAAACGACGGATCCCCCTTGTCGATCAAAAACGCCAACACATCCTGCGGTTGATACATTCAGCACATTCCCCTTTCTCCCCCGTGCCCCCTCTTGACGTCACCGCCAAAAGCGAGAGAGTCCCGCCCCACGAACAAGATCAACAGTTGAACCGTTTGTTAAATTGTGATAGAATTATCTACAGCATAGACGCCCGGCCCTCCGGGCATCGCCCTCAAATGGGGGAAACCCCCTCTCTACCACCTTCCGACTATCCATGTTATGTCAAGAAGGCCGCATTTCATGCGCAAAACCCGCCCCCGCGCCCTTTTGTTACGAAGGCGCCCGTTTGCCCCACGTTGCGCCCCGAGAACGGTAGATCTGGCACTCTTATTTTGACGGTTAAAAAACCAACAGGGGGCACGGGGGGAGCAATCACGCGGAACCGCCCGGCGCGTCGTTAAGCAGGGCTTCCATATCGGCGAGGGCATTGATTGCCTCAGCGAGGGCGAGGGAACAGGAGGCCAGGTGCAGCGCCTGCGCTCTGCCAGAGCGTGCCTCTGTGACCTGCTGTAGTTTCTCCATAGCCACGCCCACGGCACGGCGCGCACGGCGCACCAGACGCTGATGATTGTAGCCGCCAAGCTTAGGCTTCGTCATGGAACTCACCTTGCAGCGCCTGCAGTTCCTCGATCTCGGCGGCACGCTGGCGCATGTAGCGACGCACGCTGCCGTAGACCATGGGCACGCCGCTGGCTGCAAAGCCTACGGCCAGGTAGCAGATGGCCTCGGCGCCGATCAGTGGCCAGAGCATGATGACGGTGATCGCCACGCCCACCACGACAAGCAGCGAGGTAAAGCCCTCGTGCCCACCTGGCTGATTGGCCAGATAATTGACAAATCTGTCAAACCCCATACCGAACACGAATAATCCCAGGATAATGACCAACATCTCTGCATCTACCATTTGCGCCCCCATTTGATGCCCGTTTTGTTCCCTTCGACGGTGCCGGTTATGCTGTGGGTAGCACGTTAACAAGGAGATCCCAACGGTCGCGGTAGTCGGCCCATTGACCGTCGTAGTCCTGCAGGTTGATGGGCAGGTACAGGTTCTTCCGCGCTTCGACCTGCTCCGCAAGCAGGTGAGCACCACGAAGTGCCCTCGCACGCCCCGCCGATGGTCTCTGTGTAAACAGAACTGATACCCGCGCCGCGACGGTGCGCTCTGTGAGATGGTTGCCGCTTTGACCTCGACGTCGATGCCGCCGATGCGCAGGTCCGCGCAGTCGCTCGCTTCGACCTCGCCGAAAGCAGCCAGCCGCTCGGCGACCAGTTGCTCCCCTAATCGCCCCACGCGATTGTGTTTCGCCACGTTTCACCCCCACAGCACCTAAACCACGGCTGACGGCGCCTGTAGCCCGCAGGTCGCCGTCAGCCACCCAAAGGAGGAGATTTTGTTGCGCGACGCTCGCAGCGCCGCAGAGCCAGGCCCGGGACTCGAACCCGGAATCGTCCGCTTACGACGCGGATGCGCTACCATTGCGCCAGCCCGGCTTGACATAACTATGCGCGTTTCGCCCACGTGCGGAGCAGCGCCACCAGCACCACGCCGCACGCCATCCCCACGACAAACCCGTTGCCCCACATCACTCCACCTCACCCGGGACCGGCGCCAGGACCTTGCCCTCAGCCAACGCCGTCAGCGCGCTGACCAGCGTCGGCGATTGCGCCAGCGCCTCGCGGCGCGCCTTCATCTCCGCCCACTCCATAACGATAAAGCGCAGCGCCAACGACGTGTTGGGCCCGCGCTTCGTCATGAATCCGTGCTCCTGCGCAAACCGGTCCACCGTCTCCCACTGTTCCGGGAAGAGCGTGACGTTGCGCCCCTCAACGTGCTGTTCCTCTGGCATCGTGCCCCCTTAAATATTGCCCTCTGACATCACCATCTCGTGCTAATTGGCATTATAGCATAGTATGCTATATCTTGTCAAGGGGCAAATTTGGAAGTTGCTCACTAACATTGCTTTAGGGGTTATAATAATTGTCAGATGACAAACTTAATTGACTTTTCGCAATGGTTAAAAAACGAAATGAAAATCCGTGGTTGGCGTCAGGCAGATCTCGCTCGGGCCACTGGAATTGACAGCAGTGTCTTTAGCAGAATTCTTAATTTAGAACGCGAGCCAAGCCCGGATACGTGCCGCGCTATTGCGAAAGCCTTGGTTTTACCACCCGAGGTCGTTTTCAGAAAAGCAGGGTTTCTTCCTGAAAAGCCCTACGAACCACCAGAACAAAGTCCTGACATCCTGGAGATGATCCGCCTCTACAACGATTTGGAGGATGCTGACCAGCACGAGGTCCTCGCCATCATCCGCACCATCGTCAAGGAGAAAAAAGCACGCTATGACGCAGCGAAAAAAGGGACGCCTGCGACGCAATCTTGAATTTGCATGTCACATGCTCGTACTCACCACAGAGGAACGCCGTCGTGTCCGGCGCGTGATCAAACGTCGGAAATATCCGCCCCGCACCTGGATTATCTACGGCGTAAGTATCCATGGCCAATAATAAAAAGAGGTATGGCTGTTTTATCTTTGCTATCATCGGCGCGCTGATTTCTGCGGTTCGAGCAGTCATGAAGTGGCTACACAATATCCAATTTACGCTTCCCATTGGCAAAAATGGCGTGCGTAGCAATGCCCTCGTAGCCATCATCCTACTCATCAGCGTTTTGTGCCTTGGGTGTTTCGCAGTGGAACTGATAGACGCCAGTCTGCGCGAAGTTGGCCTGCTGCCTACCTACACACACACCCCATCCACTACGCCAACCGCGACGTCAACCGCCACGGCCACAGGAGGCACCCCTACTGCCACGTCCACAGCGACGGCGACGCCCACCCGCACGCCGCGCCCCACGGCTACAGCCACGGCGACGCTCACGCCTACGGCCACACGTCCACCCACAGCCACTGCGCTGCCAACCGCCACACCGTTACCCTCAGCCACGGCAACCCCGGCGCCGCCGACCGCGACGCCTGCTCCTATCGGCCCGCGTGTCGTTATCGTCGCCAAGAACAAGGTCGCGGAATTTGTGGACATTCAAAACAGCGGAGACCAGCCCCAGGACCTCAACGGCTGGAGACTGGTCTCAGAGAAGGGAAATCAAGCCTGTGCACTTGCGGGCGTGTTACAGCCCGGTCAGACGCTGCGCATTTACGCCATGACCGGATCAGATGGCTATAGTTGCGGCTTTGATAACAACATCTGGAACAACAGCGAACCTGACCCCGCCGTGCTCTACAATGCCCAGGGCGTGGAAGTCAGCCGCCGCTAACCTGCAACCTGCAACGTGCAACCTATAACTATCAGACGGCTTTTGTCCCGCTCGCATACCACCACGCCGATCCATCGCTCCACACCAGATACGCATGACTGCCCGCCCCGTCATCGTTGACCAGCGCCGTAAACCCCGCGCCCGCCTCGTCCGGCGTGCCGAAGATCGCGTCCAACTCTGCATCGGTGGGGGGATTGCTGACGTCCGTCGTGTCGATCTCGATAAACGTCGCCGCGCCCGTTTTCGCCGTGCGCTCCAGATCTGCCAGCCGGTCCTGGACCGCCTCAAGCGCGTCTAAGATATTTTCCGGGTAATGATCGCGGTTGAGAAGTGAAGGCATCAGATCACCTCAAGTTGACATAATCCATCAGGCCGCCACTCCCGCGCCACCACCTGGATCGTATCCTCGACCGCCCACAGCGTGTCGGGGAACGCCTGGAGCGCCAGCGTGTCGCCCACGTCGTAATCGGCCCACAGCGCGGGCGTCCTGTTCAGCGCGTCGCGCAGGCTGTACGCCTCGTGCGGCGTCGCGTAGGCCGCCAGCAGTGCTTCAACGTTAGCATCCAGCGTCGCCTGCACCTTGACGCCGCTCTGCACCTCGGCATACTCCCGGTAGCCGTACTGATCCCGCGTCGTCGTGTTGACCGCTTCCGACGTCGGGCGCTCGTCACCCCACGTGCTGCCCTCGCCCGCCAGCCGCACGTGCGACGCCAGCGGCCCCTGCTCATCCAGCACCACCTGGCCCACGTTATGCCCGTCGATCAGCGCCAGGCTGCCGCTCCGGTCCTGGCCCTTCGCCTCGTACCAGTTAAACGCAAAGGCGATCACGCCGCCCGCGACGCTCGGCGTCACGTCAAAATCGCCGTACTCGCTCAACCGCTGCAGGTCCTGGATCCGCCGCAGCAGATCGTGATAGTGATACTCCAGCGTCCGCGCCGTGCCGCCCGTCCAGATATCGCCCACGCTGACGCCCGTGGGCCAGATCCCGTTTTCTTCCTGCAGCAGCGTCTGCACAATCGCGCCCGGCGTTTCCTGCGAGAAATACCGCGCCTTCGCCGTCACGCGCCAATCCAACAACTTCTCGCCCGTGTACGCCGTCACCGTGACCCCGTTGGAGTCGATCCTGCGCGGCACGTCGATCACCCCGCCCCAGTCCGGCAACCCGTTGCTGAACTCGATCAACACCCGGTTGCCCAGCGCCACATTCGTCGGCGTGCACGCGCCATCCGCAAACGGCAGAAAAAACCGCGCCATCCCGACATTGTTCAAGCGCCAGTTGACCATCTCCAACGCTGGCTCCACATACGCCAGCAACCGCCCCGTCTGCCGCCCGTACAGCGACACGCGCACTGCGTCACTCATAGTAACCACCAGGTTATTACAACCGACATTTAGTCAGGCGCTTTCTTGCCTGACCGCCGAAGGCGTGTCGGTGCTAAACTACTCATACTCCCGCTCGTCCTCAATCACCAGCGTCGCCTCGGGCGTCACCACCGGCTTGATCTGCGAGATCAACGTATGCAGATTGTCCACAAACCCCGCAAACTCGCTCGGCTGCGGCGTCGGGCTCATCCGATACTTGCGACCGGCGACCAGCCCCTCACCCTCAGCAGGCGCAGACGCAAACCAGTCCAGCATCCCCCAGGACTCCAGATACTGATAATCAACACTCCAGCCCTTGGGCCAATCCTCGCCGATCAACGTCAGCGTCAACCAGCGCACCCCATCCCCATCCACCCAAAACCTAATCTTTGCTTTCAAACCGCACCTCGCTGTATGTAACCCACGCCTGATCTTGTGTTGCCCATTTAGTCGCTGTTAGGCGACCTGCCGTAGGCAGTGGGCAACCAACCGCACCTCGCTGTCAAGCGCATCGGACGGGCGCGCCCAGCGCGCAGTCCCGTAGGGACCCCCATAGGGGCGTCCGAGCCTAAACTACTCAAACAACCGCCGATCAAACACAACCCACACATCCAACTCCTGCGTCGCCGTATCCTCGAACGCCAGCGCATTCTCCCCCGGCTCCAACGCCAGCCAATCCAACCGCACCCCGCCCGTCAGCGTCAGCGCCTCGATCTTACTCTCCGTCAGATACGTCACCGTCTGCGCGTCCGTATCCACCACCAGCACCTCGTCCAGATCCATGGACAGGCTCAACACCAGTTCGTCGCCCGTCGTCTCATTCTCGATCGTCAGATCCAGCACGTAGTTGCCCTGCTCGCTGCCCACGCTGACCACCGGCGTGTTGCTGCTGTCCAGCGTCACCGTGCAGTCGGAGGCTTCGACGTAGTTATCGCCAGAATTCAGGCCAACGCCGTAATACAGCCCGGCACGCACGCGATCACTCGTGATCGCCTGATTAGCGCTCCACGATTCCCAGGTGGAATCTGACGAGGGCGCAGCAATGCTGGCCTCAATTTGATATCCAGCACCTGTCCATGAAACGATCTTGCCGTACCAACGGCCCGTATCATCTGCATATTGCTCGCCGTTGGTAAAGTTCAGGTTGGTCACACCGCAGACATTTTCGATGTAAAACACGCCGGTTCCAGCGTCATCATCAACGTAAATACCCACCTCGACGTACGGGTCAGCAGATGCGCCGCGATTGCCGCCATAGAACGAAGGAGAATACACTAACGAATGCGTTACCCACTGCCCCGCCCGCAGCCCGTCGTCCTCGCCGAACTCCTCATACACCCAACTCGTATTTGTCGAATCCAACTCGAACGCCGGTTTATAATCATCGTCTACCGTGGGCGCGCTCACGCTGGCGTTCCCGTACCAGATCCAGAGATCGTGCTGCAGCCAGTACACGTCATCGTCCACGGCGTGCGCTGCCGCGCTCGTGCCCTTCGCCGCCCGCGTCACGCCCAAAAAGCGCCGGTCCGTATCGTTCTTGCTCGTGTAGGTGAACACCTCGCTGTTGATCATCAGAATGCCCGTGCTGGGCATATCACCGATGTCCTCGTTCACCTCGACCGTCGTCACCGTTGCCCCCGCCGTGATCGCCGTCTTCAGCGTCATATCGACCGCCGCCTCGAAGTCCAGATTGCACCAGACCTGCGTCGTGCTCGTGTTGATGTCCTGCAGCCACCGGTCGATCTCCGAGCCGCCGTTATAGACGCGCAAATCGTCACCGTCCGCCTGCATCTTGCTGGCCGTCACCAGCGAGGCCGTGTCCAGGCCATCATTGACTATATCCACCGGGTACCGCGTCGCTGCTGCGTCGGCGCGCCATGTCACCGCCACAAACCGCTTATACGCATACCCGCTGCTCTTCGCCGTCTTCGGCTCGATGTAAAAAATAGGATACGCCAGATCATCGCCGAGATTCTCCACCGTCAGCGAATCCGTGTCGGTCGTCATCGTTGTGCCAAACAAATCTCCGTCTCGTCTGCGCCAGCGCGCGTCGCGGTCCAGCACCAGCGTGCTCACCAGCCCCTTGTCGCTGGGCCGCCCCCGTACCTGCCAGGCATCCGCCGCCCGACAGAACACATCCGCCCAGCGCGGATTGAGATTGCTTGCGTTGTGCAGTACGGAGACTTCCTCGGCGGTAAGCACATTATCGAAAAGCGCAGCCTCTTCCAGCGCACCATTGAAGAAGTTTTCAATAGCAGTATAACTTGTCAGCAGTTTCCAGTCTGTGAGCGTGGGAGCACTCAAACTACCGGTACTGCTATCGTACAATGTGCCATCCACATATAATTTATATTCATCACTGGCAAAATCGACCGTGAGCACCAGGTGAATCCAATCACCAGCGCTGAATGTTTGAGTGCTCCCTGATGAGATTGTGTCAGCTCCATTAATATATACAGTCCATCTATCATCGGTGGAGTTGTACCGTAAGATAACGCGGTTGTTATTGTCCGCACCTCGCGTGTCTAAAACATAATTTGTGGTTTCCGGCCAATCCGCATCAGCATCATACGGTGCCTGCACCCACGCCGATAGTGTCCACGTATCATTTCCTGAGAGCCGCGCGGCATAGTCGTCCAGATTGACCTCTGTTTTGGTGCGAGTCGATGTGCTGTTGTGCTCAGTGCTACTCCAGGAGCACCAGGGCAATCCTCCGTACATGTAAGATGTTGCGTAGTCGGCCTTCTCGATATTGACTGCACCGAAGTATATATTTACGTCATCTCCATTATCTACCAAGTACGCAGGGTAGAAGCGGCATTGGAGATAATCGGTGCTTGCGGGTAGGTTGGAGTATGCCAGTTCGTAGCGACTAACAGTTTCGGAGATTTCAGTAGCCAGGATTGAATCGGCGGCAACACCCAGCACGCTCCCACCGGAGTCAATGGCGCGAATCTGTATTAGAGCTGCTGCATCGGTGCTGCCTTTAATATCAACAGTCATAGTCGCATCATCACCAGCAGAAAATGTTCCACTACCGGTTTGGATATAGAATGCGTAGAGCTGTCCTGAGTCACCAGCTACGCCGGTATACTCGAATCTCTGCATCCAGCCCCGCTCTGAAATGGGATGGTTGACTACTGTCTTTGTGGGAGTCCCATTCAGCGTACCGCCACCATCTACCCACGGAGAGTCTGCTACCCCGTCTGAATTTCCATCATACATACCTGGAGATTTACAGTAGTTTTTGCCATCATTCTCCACCATCAGCGCCCGCGTCCCCGCCCATGCCCCCGTCTCCAGATGGAGCGCGCCGCCGATCGTCGCCTCAATATCATCCGGCTGCAGCACGTCGCGCAGATACCACGCAGCATCATCCGCGTCATAATAGACGTCCCCGTCCAACCACAGTAGCACCTCATCCGGCGCCACGCCGGGGATCACACTATCCACCACCGTCAGTCGCCGCGTCACCCGCCGATCTGGATTCAACATCCGCATCAACAGCGCGCGCCGCGTCGCCCGTTCATCGTGATCTGCCGTCAGCCACAGCGTCTGCAGCGTGCGCTCCTGCGCGTTTAACCCCGCATTTGCGAACACCGGCCTGCGCCCGTACCGCGACGCCATCACCGGCTGCGCCCCCGCCAGCCCAAACCCATCCAGCAGCCGCGACCGCCAATTTTCTCCGTCGCTGATCACCAAATCATCCAACGCAAACGGAATATTCCGCGCCATGTCACCTCACCGTAGGTGCAACGGGCATTCAGTCAGCACGCTTTCTGCGCTGACCTCGCGCATTTTGCGAGTGCCCGTGCAGCCGCTCAAATAAATGCTACACCGTCATCCCCTGCAACTCCGCCAACAAACCCTGGTCGCCGCGCCGCACCACCTGCGTCACCCCGCCGTAAATCGTCACACTGCGATCGCTCCGATCCACCGCCGATTGCACCGTCTGCTGCGCCATCTGCCCCGCTGCCTGCGCCGGGACGTCACTCAGCGCCCGCATCCGATCCGCGAAACTCATCACCACGTTTTCACCCAGCGCCGCGAACACCTTCGACGGCGACGAAATCCCCAGCAGATTCTTGGCCGCGTCCAGCGCGCTCTGGGCCGCGCCGCGCGCCGCGTCCGCAATCGCGCCCGCCCCCGCACTGATCGCTCCGGCGATCCCGCTAATAATGCTGCGGCCCAACTCACCCCAGTCGATGTTGTTCCACGTCGTGCGAATATTGTCGATCAGCCCGGTCACAATCTCGATCAGCGCGGCGGCTCCGTTTTCCACCACCGTGCCTATCGTCTCCCAGACCGTGCCCCAGAACGTCGCGATATGTTCGCCAAACGCTTCCCAATCGCCCGTCAGCGCCGCCGCGAACGCATCTACCAGCGCGCCAATCGCCGCCAGCACGCCGTCCACAATAGCCTGCATCGTATCCCAGGCCAGTTGCGTCAGCGCAATAATCTCATCGCCCCAGGCGTTCCAGAATGCCTGCACGTTGTTCAACACGAACGTGATCACGGCCTGAATCGCCTGCATCATCGCATCGACAATCGTGCGCACGCTGCCGCCGTGATCCTGCCACCAGCCCCGCAGCACATTCAACCGCTCCTGGATGAAGCCAGAAACCGTGGCCAGGATCGCCTGCACCCGCGACCAGATCTGCTGCCATACGTCGCGGAACTGCCCCAGCGCCGTGGGCCCATCGCCCTGCAACCACGCTGCCAACAACCGGAAGGCAGCAAATACCGGCGATAATACTGTCATTGTGTCACGAATGACCGGCCACGCCGTAGTCCACACATTTTGCAGCGTCGCCAGTGCCGCCGGGCCCTCATCCTGCAGCCACGTCGCCATCTGCGCGAACACCTGCTGCACCACCGGCCACACCGCATCCACCGCCGCCTGAATCTGCGGCCACGCCGTCGCCCAAACCGCCTGCAGCGTCGCCAACGCGCCAGGAATATGCGTGCCTAGCCACTGCCCCGCTTGCTCCGCCCACGCCACCACCTGCGGGCCGTACTCCTGCGCCAGCCCGCCCAGCGGCTCCAGAATCGCCACCAGCGCCGGGAGCAGCGCCGTCGCCAGCCCGTTGCGCAGATTGTCCAGCGTCGCGCGCATCTGGCCCATCGTCTGCGCCGCGCCGCCCGTGTTCTCGCCCAGCCGCTCCACAAAGTCGCCGCCCTGCGCCACCACCGCGTTCAACAGCGCCTCTTGCTGCTGCGCCTTGCTCATCTCGTCCGTGCTGATGCCCAACTGCTCCGCGTACTGCCCGTACGCTTCCGCCGTGGAAATCGTCAGCCCCAGATTGTCCAGGATCATCGGCGAGGCGCGCCCGATACCCTTGACCAGCGAATCGAGCATAAAGCCGACGTCTTCACCCGTCGCGCTCGCGCTCGCCTGCGCGATCTCCAGCAGCGCCGGGAACTGCGTCGCCATCGAGTCGCCCACCAGCAACATCGCCTCGTTGTACGACGTCATCAGGTCGGCGTCGTTGACCATCCCGTTCGACGCCTCACGCATCGAGGCCAGCACCTCGTCGGCGCTGGCCCCCGCGCTCGCCGCCAGATTCTCAAACGACGTCTGCACCTGCTCCAGCGCGGGCGCCTCGTTGACCAGCGTGTCGCCAATGGCGCGCGCCAACTCACCCACCTTCTGAATCGCGCCCGTCATCAGTGAGCCAGCCAGCGTACCCAGCGCCACCTGGGCCACGTTGCCCAGACCCTGCAGCGCGCCCGTCGCGCCGCTTACCGCGCTCTCAACGCCCTCGCTCTTCCCCGTTAAAACAAGTTCAATCGTGTTTCGACTCACTCAGACATAGTATTGCCCCTTACCCCTCGCGCCTCGTCGTGAATACCTGGCGCAGGGATGAGAACGGTGAGGCATACCTATTCAACACCCGGAGCGACCGCGTGCCTATCTCATCCCTACATCCTGACTCATGACTGCTGACTCATGAGCGCCGCATCCTCGCAACCTTCGCCGCCAGCGCCTCCATCTCCAAATCCAACAACGCCTGCCGCGCGTCCATCTCCTGCAACTCCCGGTGCGTGCAGTGATACAGTTTAATCAACTGCAACTCCACCCACGACCAGGGAGGCGAACCTTCCTCAATCCACAGATACCGCCCCAACCGCTCCAGAACGCGCGCGCTCGTCAGTTTTTTGCGCCGACCGCCTCGCCCATCTTCTCCACAATCCACATCAACTCGGGGAACGTCAGTTCCTCAAACGCCTGCGGATTGTCCTTCGGCTTCGGCAGCGGCTCGCCGTCCTCATCAACCAGCGTCCAGTCCAGCACCACCTGCGACATCACCTCGTCGATCCGCGCGAACGCATCCAGCGCCCCCGCCTGATCCTGGCTGAAATCCACGTCCGCAAACGTCGCCATCTCCGCCACAGCCCGCAAGTGCTTCAGTTTCAAATGCTTCCGAAACCCCACCCGCGCGCCCTCTGGCTGCGACTCCAACGCACTCGCATCCACCCAGTTGATCATCCTGCATCCCTTCGAATCACGCTTTGGCATATCTGCCTCCCGTAGGGCAACCGAGGTTTAGTCGCCCGCAGTTTGGGCGACCCCCGCAGGGGCCTCGGTGCCATCTACTTAATATTATGAACCTGCCTCACGTACCAACTACGCCGCCACCGTCCCATCCGCCACACTGCCCGTCAGTTGAAACTCTGCCTTCAACGCCACCTTGTCGCCGATCTTGAACCCGCGCTCGCGCTTCGTCACGATCGCCGTCACCGTGTGTGTTGGATCACCCGCTACGTTCCCCTGCGGCTGATACACCAACTCCGCTTCCGTTCCGGGCGCCAGCGCGTCGTACACCGTCTCCGTGCTGTCGTCAAACCCCTCGAACGTCGCCTTCCGGTGCGTCACCCCGCCGGGCACATACTCCCCGTCGTCGTCACCGAACGCCGTCACATCCGGCGCCTCGTGCTCCTCGGGCACATCCAGACTCGCGCCGTGATCGCTGATCACCGTCCCGCCGAACGTAATATACAAATCACTGCCGCTATACTTCGTCATCGCACATCCTCCCTCGCCGCCAGGCGCAACAGAGATTTAGTCAGCGCGTTTTTTTGCGCTGACCCCCGCAGGGGTCTCTGTGCCGCACCTAACCAAACCCCTACGACGTCGCCACACTCCCACTCAACTGAAACTCCACCTTCAACGTCACCTTGTCCCGCACCTTGAACCCGCGCTCGCGCTTCGTCACGATCGCCGTCACCGTATACGTCGTCATCCCGCTGTCCGGCGTATACACCAGATTCGCCGACGTGCCCGGCGCAACCGCTGCGTACTTCGTCCCCTCGGAGTCGTCAAACCCCTCCAACGTCGCCTTCCGATCCGTCACCCCGCCAGGAATATAATTCCCATCATCCTGACCAAATCCCGTCACGTCCGGCGCCTCATGCTCCTCGGGCACATCCAGCGAGCCCCCGTGATCGCTCAAATCCACCGAATTGAACGTCACACTCAAATCACTGCCAGAATACTTTGTCACCACACACCCCCTAAACCTTCAACGTGCAACGTTTAACTTTCAACTCGCCGCAGGCGTCACCGTAGGTGCATCGGACGGGCGCGCGCAGCGCGCAGTCCCACAGGGACCCCCGCAGGGGCGTCCGTGCTCCCCCCATCATTGATACACCGTAAACTCCAACGTCACCACTTCCGCCCGATACTGCTGACCGCTGATCACAAAATAATCCGGCTCCGTGCGCAGCAACCGCGCCTCGTCCCAATTCCCCGCCGAATCCTTGTAATTATCCTGCGCCACCTGCGCCACCGCCAGCAGCAGCGCGTCCAGATCATCCTCAGCCTGATCCGGGTCATCGCGCCGCGTGTAATTCGTGTGCAACAGCCGGATCTGCACGTCCTGATCCCCGCCGCCGAACACCACCGGCTCCAGCACCACCTCGCCGCCGTGCACCGTCGCCACCTTCGTGTCGCCGTCCAGCGTCCCCGGCTGATGATCGTACACCCCACCCGTCCACGACCCTTCCGCCGTCACCAGCGCCACCCACCGCGCTCGTAAATCCGCCCTACTCGGAATCGCCATACACACCTCGCCGCAGGCGCAACAGACATTTAGTCGCCGCAGTTTGGCGACCCCGCGTATTCTGCGGGTGTCTGTGCCTTAATTTGTGACCCAACATGACCCTACCTACTCACCAGCCCGCCGCGCAGCCGCCGCGACATCCCGCTCCCACATCGCCACAATCCCCGGTCCTTCCTCATCAATCGTGCGCCGGAAATACGCGTGATTCCCGCCGCGCTCGTGCTCTACCCGCGCGTAGGCCACATTCGTGCCCACCACACCGTAAGCCTGATTCCGTCGCGTCGACGTGCGCGGAAACAGCGAATTCTTCAGCCACCCCGTCAGCACGTGCACAATCTGCGTCGCGTACCGGTGCGCGCGTAACGTCGCCTTGGCGACAATCCCCAGCAGCCCGTCGTTCGCCGAGGTCTCCTGCAGCAGCCGCGTCAGCCGCCGCTGCGTCGCCTCTAAGCCCTTGATCTCACCATCAAGCATGCCGGTTCACCTCAGCCACAATATGCAAATACTCCTCGCTGTCATCCCACGGCCACGTCCCCACCCAGCGCACCTCATACGTCGTCCCGGCGATCACCAGCCGGTCGCCCTCCAGCACATCCTCGTCACCGCAGAACGTCTGCACCGGCTCCCGCAGCGCGTTCAGATCCAACTCCTCAACCAACCGCTGCCCGACCGGCATCACCGGCATCACAGAGACATCGCCCTGCTCCACCATCCCGCTGCCGTCACTATTCCGCGACACCGTCGCCGTCGCCGATAGTAAGTCCGTAAACGCAGTCATCACATCGCCGCCAGGCGCAACCGAGGTTTAGTCGCCCGCAGTTTGGGCGACCCCCGCAGGGGCCTCGGTACCCCACTAAATCCGTCATCCCATCTCATAATCATCCGCCCGGTGCCGCAGTTTCCGCACCTGCACCTTCGCCCCACCGCGCTTCGACACCTGATCCTGCAGCATCTGCGCCGTCTGGCTGCGGCTCTCCCGTCGCGGCCCCACCGCAATATCGACCACCGTCGAATAATCGCGCACCAGCCGCTCCAGCATCTCCTGCTCCACCGCGTCGATCAACGCCGCGACCTGCTCCGGCTCCACGTACCGCACGTCCGGCTCGCCCGTCTCAGGATTGATCGCCCCGATGCTCCGCAACCCGGCATCCACCGCATACGTGAAATCGCCTTCCGTCAGATCGCCGTCCGCGAACGTATCCAGACCCTGATCCGTCGCCAACTGGCCCAACTTCGCGTTCACCCGCGCCGCCACGTTGGCCCGCGTCGTCGGCACGTGATACACCCACACGTCGTCGAACAGCACCACACCGCCGCTCGCGTTGCTCAACGTCAGCGTGTACGTCGTCCCCGGCGCCAGCCCCAGCGTCACCGTCGTCTCGCCCCAGGTATCCGTCGACCCGGTCAGATTCTGCACCTTGACCGTGTTCCCGTCGCCGTCCGTGGCCGTCGCCGTCACCTCACTGCCCGAGACGTCACTGTCCGGCTTCAACGCCAGGTGCAGCGAATATACGCGCGTATACGGCACGCTGAACTCCTGCGCAATCGAGCCGCCGTCCTGCACCCGCGCCGTACCGTAATGCTCGTCACCGTCCCCGGCATAGTACGCTGCATCCGACAGAACCCAGTCGTCCAGATCGTGCAAAAACCGCCCGTTCGTCAAATGATTACGTTCCATAGCATCTCCTGGAGCGTGCCGCCGAAGGCGTGCCGGGGATTCAGTCCGCGTTCTGTGCGGACCCTGCGTTGTCTGCAGGTCCCCGGCCGCCCCTCAAATCAACTACTTCTTCGACCCCGACCCCTTCTTCTCCGGCTCCTCAACCTCAACCTCCACCGGCTCCGGCGTTGGATCCCACGGCTTCGCAATCGGACGATCCGCGCGCTGAATCTCCTGCGCCTCATACTGCTCAATCTCGTCCTTCGTCGCCTGCCGATACCCCGGCTGCCGCAACCGCTCCGCAGCATGCTCCCGCGTCACCGTATGCACAGCCCCCGCAGGATTCACGATGTAATACACCTGTGTTTTACCCATAGAACATTCTCCTTGCCGTCAGGCATGCCAGGGATTCAGTCCGCGTTCTGTGCGGACCCTGCGTATTTCCTATGCTGAGGGTTTAGTCGCTAAAGACGTGTTTACGTCCCGCGACCCTGAAAGGCCCTCAGCGCTGCAGGTCCCTGGCGCCCCGGTCGCCTACTTGTAAATAGCCTTCAACGTCAGTGTCAGCGAATTCGTATTCGTCACGTCCGCGCGCAGTCGATAGTACCGCCCGACAATCGTCGCCGTCGCGTACCCCGTCGCGTCCGCGGCATTGGCACTCAGTGCCGTCGAATACCCCGTCTTCCACATGCTGTTATCCGGCGAAACGTCGATATAGAGCGTCACCGTATTCGTCGTCCCATGATCGATGTCGTACCAGACCTCGATCGTATCCTTGTCGTTGCCGTCCCAGTTCCACTGATACGCGCTGTACGTTGTATCCGCCGTGATCGCCGTCTCGTCCGTGATCGTCACCGGCCACGACGCCCCAGCCGCTTCCACCTCAGCCGGCCCCCGGGACATCACCAGCCCACCGCCCAGCATCACCGCCAGCAGCATCAACAGCCCCAAAACCTTCAGCAACCGTCCGTTCTTTATCATCTTGCACCCCCAAAAATCATGTTTTACGTTTTAGGCAGCCGGGGATCCACAGCGAACCCCCGGCCAACCTGCAACTTTCAACTTGCAACTTTCACCTAAATCTCCGTCGTCCGTACCACAACCCCGTGGTTATCGCGCAACTCCGCGACCCCGTACAGCACGTCAATCGTCACCTGGGCACCCAGGTAGTCCGCACTGTAGGACATCGTCACGCGCAACCCAATGCCGTCTTCGGCCATCACACGCTGCACAACGCCCATGCCATCCTCGACCTGAGGCAGCGGGCGCGTCGCCAGCACCATCGCGTCCTTCTGGAAGAACAGGTTCTTGCACTCGCTGGCCGCCGTGGCGACCTTCTGATCCATGAAGATGTTGAAGCCCACGAACCGCCCCGTCAGCGCATTGATCAGGCCCTGCGGCGCGTCGCCCAACTCGTAGTCCCGGTTAATGAACTCCTCGATCCCCAGCAGCGCGTACTCGGCGTCTTCGTGCAGCACCGCCACACGGTTTGCCAACGGCGCCTTGGCCGCGTTCAACTGGCGGCGCGCTTCACGGAAATCATCCACGTCCATCCCGGCTGTCGCGTCGATGCTCTGGGAGAAACCGGAATACAACGCCGTCAGATCGCCGTCGATCTCCTCAGCGAGTTTTGCCATTCCCTGCTCCATGTACTTCATGATGTACGCGGGACGTGACAACGCCTTGGCCAGATCCTCAAGCAAGAAGGATACCTCCTTGTGCTTGTTCAGCGTGACACTGACCGCCGAATCGGACGGTTGCTGCAGCGTCACCGTGCTGCCCTCGCTCTTATCGTTGACACTCAACGATCCGGCGAATGGAATATTCACCGTCTGCCCATACTGCGCCACGTCGCTGTCCCAGTCACGGGCCACCAACTGCGCCATCACCGTGTTCGCCTTCAGATACCCCAGCGCCTGTGCCGCCACAATCGTCGGAATACTGTTGCTCAACTGCGTACTCGTAATATTTGCCATCTCACACCTCTCCACTCTGTACTATGGTTTACACGCTCCGCTTCGTGTTTAACGTGCAACGCCACGTGGAGTCTTCACTTCAGTGTGCCGGGGATTTAGTCCCGTAGGGACCTCGTAGAGTCCCCGGCCAACTTTCAACTTGTAACCTGCAACTTTTAACTACTCCCCCACAACTCCCCCGCATGCTCCCGAATCTGCTCCGGCGTCATACTCTCCAGATCCAGCGTCGGCTCGCCGCCCTCCGGCGCCGGTGGATTCCCCGGGCCCTCGTCCGGCTTCAAGAACGCCTTCACCTGCTCGGCATCCTCCAGCATACTCTCCCGATCCTCACCCTGCAGCCGCCCCGCCAGCGCGGGGGGAATCCCCGCCTCTGCCGCCACTTCCAGCCGCAACCGTGACAACCGCTCCTGCTCCAACTCCCGCTCGCGTTTCTCGGCCAACTCGCGCCACTTTTCTTGTTCCTTCAGCCGCTTTTCCTCGGCGCTCTCCTGCGCGTCCTCCAGCGCCTGCAGCCGCTCCTCCAACTGCCGCGCCCGGTCATTGACCTCTTTGAACCGCTCGTACGGCACCGGCCCCGGCGCCTGCTGTCCATCCTGTGAATGCTGCTGCTCTTGCTGCTTATCGTCCTTATTCTCGTCTGGCATCCTTACCTCCCGTAGGGCATCGACCATTTAGTGCGGCGCTTTTAGCCGCACCTCGCGTATTCTGCGAGTGGTCGCGCACCACCTATTCAACCTTGTTTTACTGCCATATCTCAATCGACTCCCCGCCGCTCACGCTCACATGCGGGTCAATTACCAGAATGCCCGGCGCGCCTGCTTGATGAATCCGCCCCGCGTTGACTCATGACCTATGACTCCTGACCTGTTTCATAACGCTTCCAGTTGTGTCCACAAATTTTCTGCCCCTGTACTCCCAGGCTCCCACACATTCGCATCAATGTTAGAGCGCCAAATGTAGCCGTCGTGCGTGACAAGATCGCTCGTATTGTAAGCGTCGTGCCCGCCTGTCGGCTGCACCCACGCGGCAATCACACCCGGCGGTGCAGTCAATATCCAAAGGCTCAGCGCAACCCCAGGCTCTCGATCTACCTGTGACGGGTGCGACTGCGCGCACTCCCACAGTTGCCCGTTATGACGCACAATGGATGTGTGTATCACATACTGCACGCCGCCACTCGACCACGCCGGGTATACCTCGATGATCGCGCTGTACTCGTCAGCGGTCAGGTGCTCGCCGATCAGCAACGCATCCAGATCGGCGTCACGGTCAGTCACGCGGATGGCATAGTCCACGCCGTCAGGTAGATCAGCGTCGGCTTCCGGGTCGCCGGTGCGCTGCCGTCGGCTGTACAGATACTGCGTCACGTCGCCTTCTCGCCAGCCATCACCGCGCACCTGTGCCCAGAACTCGGCGGAGCGGGTGTCGGCTTCGTCGATAGAATCGTAGGGAATGTAGGCCATTAGTAGATACTCCAGTATGCGTTAACCGCAGTCTCAAGCGCCGCTCGATCCGCAGCGGAGAGTGCGGGGTCAGCGATGATGGCGGGGATGGCGATGTCACCGTCCAAATTCGCAGAACCGTCCCTAGAAGCGCCTATGGTAATGCCGTTTGCATTTTGACTTCCGGCATCACCGGACGCTACAACAGAGCCGTTCCAGCGCATCTCGCTCGACGCCCCATCAAACAGCGCCGTCCGTAAAATCCATTCGTTTGGATAACTGCCGCCAGATTCTTCCAGCCACACACCGCTATACATTCGCTGTTCCGAAGCACTTGATTGCCCGATGATCATCCGATTACCATCATTTCCATCGCAAATGTAACCACGCCCCGATATTTGTTTGTATGCAACTGCAAACACGTTAAACGGCTGGCTCAACTGCCCGCCGTTCGTGAACGCGCCTTGTAAAAAGTGACTCGTGCCATTGAGCCGCATCCCCGGTCGTCCGTTTTGCAGCGACGCCACGTAGAGCGGCTGCGCCGCCTTCGTCGCCTGCGTCACGTCGTCGCCGCCCTTTTGATCGTAGACCGTCACCACGTAGGCATTGCTCGCCCCGTCTGCGTCCAGCCAGTCCTGAATCGCAGCCGTATCCAAGTTGCCATCGCCGTCGTAGCCGAAGTCACTCTCCGCATCGTCGCTGTCCCGCCGCAAGCGCACGAGGTCGCCGGTGTACGACGCGAGCACGCGCCGCGCCGGTTCGTAGACATGCACCAGCGAGGACTCGTAGGCGTCGTAAGCGCCCGTGAAAGCGCCAGAGCGCCGAGTCAGCAGGGCGCGGCGGGTGCCAATTCTCGCGGGCAACATTGATGTCATTATGTGGCTATAAAAGAAACGCCGTCGCCATTCGTAGCAACATCAACATACACATCCGCCAGATCGCCCACACTCAAAAACAGGAAATCCCCCGCCTCCAACTCCATACCATTAGCCGAAGAGACGTCACTATCTCCCACATACACGTTTCCAGAATTGCCCGCGAGAGCCTTGATCGTCACGCCGTGAAGCAAATCTGTTGAGGACCCCACCAACGCCTCGGCTGTACCCGCGCTGGAAACCGTCTTTTGCCTGGGTTTACCACTTCTTGCGTCGTTTTCATCCATTCACCGCCTTATACATTCTCAACCTCGCCTCACCAACTCCGCCCTCGCACTCGCCTGCATCGCACTCGTCGGCATCGCCGCCCCGCGCTCAAAATCCGCGTGATACGCCACACTACTCGTCCGGCATCCCCAATGGAACGCCGGGTACATCATCCGGCTGCGGAACGCCTTGCGCCCCTGCAGCCGATACGGCTCGTCCAACGGCTGCACCTGCCCGTGCACGTGCAGACACGTCTCCGTCGTCGTGTCACCTACCACCGCCACCGCCTGTTTCTGCAGCCCTGGAATCTCATCGCGCCACCGGCGATAATACGCATCCCGCGCGCCGTTGTTCGCATCGATCACCCCGCGCCGCGCGGCCCGTTCCGCCGAGACCCGCCCGTTGGCCCACAGCCCCGCGTCCCTGGCCAGCAACCGCTCGATCATCTCGTCAAACGGATCACCGCGCACCAGCCCCGCGCGCAACTCCGCCCGCAGCGCCGCCGCCACCCGTTGCTGATCCGCGTCCAGCGCCTGCAGCGCATCCTCAAGCCCAATCTCGACCGACGCAAAGTCGATCATCTCAAACCCAAACCCGACCCGCAGCCCGCGCGCCAGTACATCTGCTTCCTGCTCTGCCCGGTCCGTCGCCTCGTCCAGCGCGTCGTCCCAGGCCCCGCGCGTCAAATCGTCGACCTGCCCGCGCAAAAACGCCAGCCGATCCTCAACCTGATCAAACAACGCCTGATCCCGCGCCAGCGCCCGCGAAAGCGCCGCCTGCTCATCCGCCGCCAGTTCCTGCGCCAACCGCGCCTGCCGCTGCCGGATCGCCGCCAGCAACACCTGCCGCGACTCCTCATACGCTTCCCGGATCCGCCGCACCGTCGCCAACTCCAGACGCTCCAACCCCTGCGTCCCGCGTGCGTTAATTTCCAACAACCGATCCCGCGGATTAGGCATCAGGCGACACCCACGCCTTGGACGGCGACCTGATCCCCAGCCGGTCCTTAACCCGATTGATCAACCATACCAACAACGGTCTGAGCATAATTACCTTACTACCTACTCCCTTACTCCCTACTCCTGTCATCACCCAACTCATCTTGAAGGGCTATCGCCTTCCGCTGACTCTCAATACTCAGCGCCAGACTCTCCAACCGCAGCGCCACCTCCGGGTCCAACGGCAGCACGCGCCGCTCGTTATCCAACTGCAGATCCTCACTATCCAGCACCGCCAGCCCCGGAATCCCCATCTGCTGCCCGGCCTGGCCCGCCAGCCGCAGCGCCTTGGCCAGCGCCGCGTCATAATTGGGCCGCGCCCGCTGAATCTTCAGCGTCAACTCCAGCATCTGCAACTCCAGCGTCGCCGTCGCCACCCGCTCCCGCTTCCGTAACTCCGTAAACGACGTCTCCGGCAGCGCCTCGTGCACGTTATCGCGCACCAGTTTGACGAAATTCAGCACGCCCTCAATATCGACCTTCGCCACCAGCGCCTTCGCGTCGCCGTCCTGCGGCAAAAACCACGCATTATCGCCGCTCTTCTCCAACTCCGAGGGCTCCGCCCCGCTGATCGCCCACTGCGGCTCCGCGTGCTTCTTGATAATATCCGCCAGGTACGAAGCCAACTCGTTGACCTCATCCAACATCTCAATCGCCCGCGCGTACGTGCACTCGCCCAGCGCCGTCCCGTCGTCAATGTGCGGATTCTGAACGTACGGCACCACGCCCAGATCGTTGGCATACACCGCCTCGCGCCCGCCCACACCCATCGGCGCGCCGTCCACAAACGTCCGCACCTGCGTCGCCGTCGTGACTTCGGCGTATTCCGCAAGCGCATTTTGCTTGCGTGCCGGACGTTTAGTCGCCCCAGGCGACCCCCGCAGGGGCGTCCGGCGCTTGTCCACATACACACTCATCTCCGCGCCCGCGTCGTACACCGACCGGCCCACCAGCATCACCCGCAGCGGATCCACCGGCTGCAGCCGCACGCGCCGCGCCGCTCGATCATCCACCACCTTCAACATGGAGATCCCGTACTGCGCGCCGTAGTGCACCCACAGCACGCCCTTCGCGTCCCAATGGCTATCGCGGAACACCCGATCTCGCGCCGCCGTCCAGATCGCGGGCGCGTCCTCGGGCAGCGCCCAGCCGCCCGGAATAATCCCCGCGTCCACATTCACCGCCCGCGAAAAGGGCAGGAACAGCGGCTTCACACCCCGGTACAGTTTGGGCCACAGCGGACCGAACAACGCCTGCATCTGCCGGTACACCGTCCCGTCGTAGTACGCCGCCCGCGCCTTCAACTCCCGGCGCCGCGCATCCCACGCCTTGCGCAAGTGCTTGAACTCATCCCGGTCGAAAATCGAACTGATCTTGTTAGACATAGCAACGCCCCGTAGAGGCGCATCGGCCATTTAGTCCGGCGTTTTCTGCCGGACCTCGCGCCGTTTGCGAGTGGCCAAGCCCCAAATCAAGCATAAAAATCCACCCGTCCCGTCACCATCTTCCGCCGCTTCCGCTCCCCCAGCATCTGCATCGCCCCGCTCACCGCATCCACCTGATCGTCGTGCGCGCCCAGCGGGAACGCCACGCACTCCGATAAAAACGCCTCAACATCCCAGCCGTTCCCCACCACCAGGGTGATTAGACCATCCTGGATCCTGGAGGCCCAGACGTTCGCCCTGACCTCTTTGTTGCCCACCTTCTGCGGATTCACGCCCACAATCGCGCGCCCCTGCAGCCGTGGATCGCGCTGCAACTCCTGCAGATAGCCCTGCTGCTGCCCCGACGTCTCCACACCCTGCGTCACACTCGCCGGATCCCTCAGCATCACCTCGATCATGCGCGCCTTCGCGTCCGCCCACGGTCCCGGCATCCGCGCAATGTGCCGGATGTATGAATGACCCTCGTCCGAGCGTCCCACCCGCGCGCCGGAGATGTAGTCCGCGCGCTTGCGACCGCTCACCGCCAGGTCCCAGTACCGCACCTCGCGCATCTTCTTCGGCGCCTGATCCAGCCGCACCTGCAGCATCTCATACGCCTTGATCAGCGACCCTTCTAACCGCTGCGGCCTTTGCTGATACATCGCTTCCCACTCGTACGCGCCGACATTCGTGCGGATGCTGTCCAGCGCGCCCAGATCGTACTTGCCGGGCCACAACGCCTCGCCGGGCTCCCGCCCCAGCGCATCCGCCGACTTCCACCAGCCGCTTTTCGCCGCGTCCAGCACCTCGTCCGGCCCCACGTGCTCGGCCCAATCCTCGGCAATCGCGGGCAGATTCAACACCACCCACTGATCCGCCTCGTGATCCTCGACCATCCGCCGGAGCAACCGCCCCGCCAAGTCGTCAAAGTGCCACCGTTGGTGCATCAACACCACCGCGCCGCCTTCCTCCAGCCGCGTGTAAAACGTGCTCCGATACCAGTCGTCAATCTGATCCCGAGTCCGCTCGCTCTCCGCCTCTTCCCGGTTCTTGAACGGATCGTCGATCACGCCCAGGTGCATCCCCCGGCCCACAATGCTCCCACCGACGCCAGCCGCCACCAGCCCACCCGCGCGCCTGTGCAACTCCCACGTCTCGACACTGCGGCTCTCCCGGCTCAACATCACCTGCTCGTCCTCGGGCAACCCCGACGTCTCCCCAAACACCGCCTGATACGGCACGTCGCGGATCGTATCGCGTACCTGGCGGCTGAACCCCGTCGCCAGACTCGCCGTACAACTCGCCAGAATCACCCGCTTATTCGGATTCCGACCCAGAAACCACGCCGGGAACCTGACCGAGACCAACTCCGATTTACCATGACGCGGCGGCATAAACACCATCAACCGCCCGATCCCGTCCTGGCCGCCCGTCACAATGTACCGCTCCACCTGCATCAACTTCTGCGCCAGCGCCTCGTGCACCGCCGCCGCCCGATACTGCCGCATCGTATACCACGCAAACGCCAGCAAATCCCGGCGCGCCAACTCCCGCCGCGCAAGTTCCTGACGCACCGCATCGCGCTGCCCCGCAGCGCGCACCGGACGTTTAGTCACCGCAGGTGTTTCGGGCATTTAGTCCGCGTCCTTTGCGGACCCTGCGTTTTCTGCAGGTGCCCGACCATGATCAACAGGAATTTGCGCCTGCGCCGCTAATTCCTCAGCACTCAACGCCGCCAGATCCTGCTCCGCCGATACCGCGCCCACATCCAGCCGCTCCCTGGGCACATAGTCCCCCGTCATCTTTAGAAACAACTCCCGATCCCGATAGTTCCGATAACTCGGCGTCTGCGCGCTCTCAATCAACGCCTGCAGCACCTCATTCCGCGCGTGCCCCAGCGCCGCCAGACTCAACTTCCTGATCCGCAACTCCATGTGCGGATTCTCCGCCTTCCACGTGCGAATCGACCGCGCCGACGTCAACCCCAGCACCTCCGTCGCCAGCGCCTTCTCCGTCGCGGGCGTCCGCGGCTTCGGCTGCGAGGCCCAGATCATATACACCGCCTGCCGCCAACTCCACCCCTCCGCGATCAGCGCGAAATACTGGTCCAACCACTCGGCGTGCGCCGCGTCGTCCTCAAACATCAATCGCGCCCGCTCCGACGCCATCAACGCCTCATCGTACGCATTCCCCGCCGCATCCGGCACGCCGGGCAGCGTAGGCTGCCCCAGTGCCGGACGTTCAGTCGGACGCTTTTCGTCCGACCCTGCGCTCTCTGCAGGCGTCCGGCCCGATCCCTTATGCTTACTCATCCTCTTCTCGCTTGCGGAATGCCCAACATCGGCTCCCTGCGTGCTTCACCTTGCGCTTCTCCAAAACCCCGTCATCCACCTGCGCCAACAAATGATTCCGTGCCAACTTTATCGAAATCCCGGCCCGGTCCGCATACTGCCGCACCGTGAACTCATCCTCACCCAACGTCGGCGCTTCTGCCAGCGCCCGCACCTCGTCGATAATCTGTAGACGCTGCGATTCATCGACCTGTATCACCCAGCACCTCTTCCGTCCGCAGATCCAACTCCTTCACCAGCGGAATAGGCTCGCGCATCTTACCGCCCACAATCTCCACCATCACCAGCCCATTGGAAATATACGGCTTCGAGCGTGTCGCTTGCCTGCCGTACTCACCCATACCGCAGAAACTCGGCAGCAGCACAATATCCGCCTTGTACCGCTTCGCCACCGTCACCCGCTCCGGCGTGTACTCGTGAAAATGCCCCCGCACCACCAACCTCGGCGGCGTCTTCCCCCGCAGCACATCGCCGATCACGATAGACTTCAGGTAATACCGCAACTGATTCCCTTCCGTCCATTCTCGGATACCGCTGCTCGGACCATGGTGCGCGTAATCGATCGTTATCCCGCCCAGCGTCACCAGCCCGTGGCGCGTCTCTTTCACGCTATGCCCTGGGAACTTATCCCGCAGCGATTGCGCCACCAACAGCGTCGCCGACCCCTCTCCGAAAATATGCGACCCCGTCCCCTGGGCCAGTCGAAACGATCTAAGTTTTAACTGCGCTTTAAACCACGGCACCATGTTGGCCACCGCGATAAACAACTGATCCGCCAATCGCGTGCTCACCAGATGATCCGTGTACGCCTTACCCTGCGTCAAATCGCCCGCGTGAAACACGTGCACCGGATCGTTGCCCGCAAACCGCGCTACCTCACCTATAGCCTTCTCATACAGCCGCCACAAATACCGCTGCATCGCCGTTGGCTCCGGCGTCCACGGCGCCGCATCGCCGTTCTCATCCTCTTCATACAGCGTCACCGCCGGATTCATTAAACCCAACTTGTGGCCGCCGTGTGTGTCGGAGAAGAAGACCGCGATACGTCTCATAGAAAGTTAACGCTACTCCTTCAACTGCAACAGCCGCATCCCGTGAATCGCCCGCCCTGCGCCCCAACCCCTGGGCTCCGCGTACTGACTCTCACCCAACAACTTCGCCTCGCCGTCCCACGGATCAATAATGTGCGCCTCGTCGTTGGGCACATCCACGTGCGTCACCACCACAAAATGCTGGTTCCAATGCGTCTCACCGCCCTCATCCACCCACGTCAGCGGCTTGAACACATCCCACAGCACCTCACACACCACCGGCCCGTACTCGTGAATCTCCATCTGCAACCGCTGCACATCCGCCGCCACCTCGCGCCAGTGCACCGGACCGCGCCACGCCAGCAGCGGATACGCCTCTGGGATCTGGCCCGGATAACTCAACCACGGCCCGCTGTACGCCCCCGCCGCCTCAATCTGTTGCGCGAACAACGGCGGCAGCAGCGCCGGATACACCTGCGACGCCACCATGCAGTACCCTACCGTCAAACACCCGTAATCCTTGAACAACGCGCCGCCCGCGTACACCTCATTGGCCCAGCGCGGATCATTCTGACTGAACGGCGTCACACCGTGCCCCATCTCGCCCCCCACCACCTGCTGCAAAAACGCCACCGCCGCCTCGGGCCCCATCGTCCGCAGCGCCCGCAACTGCTGAATATACGGCGCTCCCCCGTCCAGCGTCAGCGTATAATGCCCGTTCTCATCCATCGGCACCGGCGTCGTTGGATCTGCCGTGATCGCGTCGATAACCCGCTGCACGTGCGCATTCCAAAACGCCCGCGCCTCATCCGTCAGCCCGCCGCCCCCCACACCCTGCGGCATCGCATCCACCAGCCGCGCCACCTCGTCCCGCAGCCCGCGCACCTCATCACCCAGGTCCGTCAGCCCGTCGACGTGCAGATAATAGTGCACCTCATCCTCATCTGGCGGATCGTCTGGCGGGTCATCTGGCGGATCATCTGGCGGCGGATCAGGCGGCGCGTCACCGTCCACCTCATACATCCGCAGCCCGTGCCACCAGAACGTATTGCCTGCCATGCCCCACTTCGCCTTGCCTGCCAGACCGATCTCCACGCTGCCCACGTCCGCGTCCGGCGTCCACTCAACCTGCAACTCACTCCAGGCATCCATCGGCAACCCGCTGAACCACACCAGGTCGAAATCCCCAATCTCTATCCCCGCTTCCGCGCCGTGTGGATCATCCAGCGGATGCCCCTCGTGATCATAAAAATCCATGAACACCCACGCGCGGAACAGATACGTATGCCCCGCCTTGAACGGATACACAATGGTTTTGTGTAAACGGTACGCAAACGGCGCAAACGCCTTGTGAATCTTGAACACCGTGTTGTAGCCGCCCGGATTCGGCGGACTCTGACCGAATTTCCCGCCCTCGCCGCCCACATCCGCAATCGCCACCGGCAGACACTCCGGGCGATACGCAATACTCTGCGTCCCCGGAATAACCTCATTATCCAGATACCACAGCGGGCCCCAACCCTCGGGAATCAACAACTGCTGAATACCGTCCTGATACGTCGGCATCCCATCGCAGAACTGCCAATTCTCCACATACTCCGTCAGATCGCGCTCAACCATCGGCTAAAATCCCCTCAATCTCCGCATCAGGATCAAATCCCAACCGCTCCAACACCTGGCGGAGCAACCGATTCTCCTTCTCCAAATCCAGCACCCGCTCCCGCAGGCGAACAATCTCCTCGCCCAGCGCATCAATAATCTGACACAGACTATCCACGCGCGACTTGCGTGCAGACGTAAACCACGACAATACAGCCACCAGCACACTGATAACGGAGACAACAGTTGCGACGTCGACGCCCACAAAAAACCTCTACTCGTCCGACTGACCCAGATACTCCTTGACCAGCGCGTAAATCCCGGAAGGCCCAAACGTCCCCCACAGCGCCGTTACCACCATCTCCAGCCACATCACCGCCGCATCCGGCAGCAAACCGCGCTCCATCGCCAGCGCCACCATCAACAGCGGGAACCCCAGCGCCATGGCTAGGCCGCGCAACGCCTTCGCGCCGCGCACCCACTCGAACTCCTTCACCGCCTGCACGATGAAAATCACCAGCGGAATCAACGACACCGGCCCGATCAAAAACCCCTGCGCCTGATCAATCACACCGTCCATCTATGCCCCCTTGTCAACAAATCACTACAGCATTGGTTGGACCTGCGCAGGTCCAACCAAAAAAGCGCGCCACCCAGAGAGAAAACTCTCCAAGTGGCGCGCTTCTTACGCTAACGCCGTTAGGCGCAACAGAGATTTAGTCAGCGCGTTTTTTGCGCTGACCCCCGCAGGGGTCTCTGTGCCGCCAAAATCTAACTAAAATACCGGTTACACTATCCGGCTTGCCGTGACTATCCTACCCGCAGCCCACGCAATGCTCCCGCCGCGACCGGGTCAGCCCGATCCATCAATAGCGAGAATTTTTAATCAAAAGATTATCGCAGCGCACCGGGGAATCGAACCCCAACCCACCCTACAACTGCGCCTTCTCCGTAACCTCACACGTCAAACCATCCGCGCCCGCAAAACTGAAAGACAACTTTCCCTTGGGCGCCCGGCCAATCGCGGCCTCTTTCTGCACCAGATACTCAATCATCCGCGCCACACGCTTCGACCGCACCGCGACCTCATTGCCGCCAAAAACCACCGTCACCTGACGCGCTCCAGCCATAGCACTCCCCACCCCGTGGATACATTCACTTGCCCAATTCCACCCTACCACACCCCTTAAAAATGAGCAAACCCTGACGCCTCACACCTACCACACCCCCGCCTATCCCAAATCGCCGTGACTCCTACCCGCTTCCCCCTCGGCATTGAGGGGGTCGTGGGTTCGAGTCCCACCAGGTCCACTACGTTCTATTACCTCATTTTGCACGCCCTTTCCCTTGTGCAAAATCTCCACCACCACCCGCTCCAGCAAATGCCGCTGCCGCGCGTTCAGCGAAGCCACCAACTCATCCATCACCGCGCTCACGCTTAACCCCCATTCTTCAACCGCATCAACAACCGCTCCAACTCCGCGACCACATCCGCTTCCCCAGCACCATCTCCGCCCATCCGCCCGATCCGCGCGCCCACCTCGCCATCCTGCAGAATCCCGTACACCCCGTCCGTCGTCGCCAGATTCGCGTGCATCACATTCTGACTGATCGCCTTCAAATCCGCAGGCGACCGCGCGTGCTCCAGCGCGTGCACCACGTGCCCATGTCGGAACGCATGCGGAGGCCGGTACACCACCCCCGCCGCCTCACACAAATCCTGCAGATCGTACCGCAGACCGTGCGCGCGGCCCGGATTCGCCTCATGCACCGCCACCACGTCCTTCGGACCGGGCACCTCTTCCAGATTCGGATACCACATCGACCGCGAGGGCAGCCGCGCGCGCACGTACCCATCCCACCCCGCGACCACCTCCAGCAGATCCGGCACGTCCAACAACCACGTCGTCGCCGTCTTGTTGCGCTTCGTCCGCACGTCGAGACTCGTCCACTGCCTGCACCCGACGCAGCGCCATCGTCCCCGCCTCCACCCCGGCCAGCGCCCGCACCTCGTCCACCGTGTACACATCGCGCGCATCCGGCTGACTCGGCTGCGGCACCACGCACAAACTATCCAACCACAACGGCGTCACCTGCCGATACCGTCGCGGATGCGCGATCAACGCCCACCGGTAGAACACCCGCACCGTACTCAACACATTCTCCTGCGTCGAAGGCGCTAGCCTTCGCACCGGATGTTTAGTCGCTGCAGGCGACCCCGCGCTTTGTGCGGGCATCCGGGCATCCCGCCCCGGTTGCCGCGCCAGCCACACCGGCAGCGTCGGTCGGATCCCCGGCGCCTCACCCAACAACGTCGCATCCGCCCACCGCAACAGCAACCGCAGCGACGACCGGCGCGTCACCTGCGTACTCTCCGCGTCCCGGTGCACATCCGCGCGATAGTCGAGATGCTCCTGCACGTCCTTCCAGTTGCGGCGGTTGATCATAGAAACCTCAGTTGAAAGTTACAGGTTACAAGTTGCAAGTTAGGTCCACTATGCCTTTTGAATTTATGATGTTAGCATTTTGTAACTATTTGGCGCGTTCTGCAGGCTGTATATCATGTTGATCAACCTTTCCAAATAATCTGGTTCTATTGTGCTGGAGTCTTCTGATGAATCGGACTCAGCAAATAGATCATGCTTGTGCACAAACGCACTAAACAACAAATCCAATTCCTCTTTCCAAATCGGCTTTAGTCGATCAAATTCAAATTGAATATCTTTCGCCTCTGCATCCGTGCAAACAATGTACAACCTCCTGGATCGCCCTTTAATCCTATATACCTCTGGCCACTCATTCATAACCTTAGCCGCGATATGAGCAATCATCTGTTTCTCGAACTTTGTCTGGTAAGAGAACTCGTGCTCGGTGCGCTTGAATTTCTGAATGTCGTCAAGCGTCAAATCATGCTTACGCATCAATTTAGCCAGCATCTTTGCTGCCGCTTGTTTTTCGCCGCCCTCACCACGACGTGCGAGCGCTTGAACCTTGAGAAGTTTTTGCCTTAATGATTCATCCATGTTTTCTCATCTCCTAACCATCAATTATGAGTTGAACAGCCAACGTTCAACCTTCAACTTGCAACTTTCAACATTCAACCTGCAACTTCATCCCCACTCACAAACCGCGCCACCTCACCGCCACACACCGCACACCGCCCCTTGACCAGCACCGCATACTTACTCGGCGACCGCGTCACCTCTCCCACCATCGCCACCGCCTGCTGACAGTGCAGACAGTACGCCTCGCCCTCGTCCAGCGGCACGTGCTCCTGCTGAAACTGCTGCAGCCACGCCGCCAACTCCGTGCCCACAATCCAGATATGCCCGCTCTCGTCGCGCCGGTGCGGCGCCCCTGCCGGAACCCACCCGCGATACAGCGTATCCTTCGACACGCCCAACTCGCGGGCAATCTCGCTGGGCCGGTACTCCATCGGCAACAACCGCCGCAACCGATCCCGCACCCGTTTCGTCAACCTGGGTTCGCGTACCATGTTGGACATTTAGTCAGCCTGCCTTTGGCTGACCTCACGTTGTTCGTGAGTGTCCAACCGACTACTCACCGGAATCCGCAACTCATGCGCCGCGACCCGCACCATCGTCTCCACCGCACCCCGCTGCCAACCGTCCTTGCCGTTCACCTCCACATCCAGCGTCCACAGCGTGCTCAACGGTGTATTGTGCACCACCTTCGCCCCCAGATCAAAAGTCGCGTCCCACCCGTCCGCCAGAGCCGCCAGATCCCCCTCCGCCAGCGCAAACCGCACCGTGCCCCCGGGCCGCCGACCGGACGCCCGATTACCCGTCGCACTCAGCGCGTGCCCGTACTCGTACACCGCGCGCGTCTCCACCCGCACCGCATCCTCACCCGCTTCGCGCCACACCCGCGTGCGCAAATACGCCCGCGCCGTGCGATACTTACTCATATGCCCCATGTACAACCCCCGCAATCATAGATGTATTTCCACAGACATAACACAATCCCAAGGCCCCCCACCCTGGGGGAGGGCGCCCCCGCGTACCCGCCCAGAGCACCCCCAGACGGACGGACAGGCGCTTTTTGCCTGCATCCGACATTTAGTCGCGTGTTTTTCGCGACCGCCGAAGGCGTGTCGGAGCCTAAACATACTGCTCCAACAGCCCGCCCGTCAACTCATCGACCAGCGCCTCCGTCGCCTGCGGCACACCGCTCTCCGTGCGCACGCGCCCCGCGGACTTCAGTTGCGAGAGAAACCGCCGTGCGTTGCCGTGTGGTCCCTGAGTGAATCCACACCGCCGCGCCAACGAATCCTCACTCAGCGACACCTCTGGATTGCGCTGCAGCGACCGCGCCAACCGCAGCCACTGCACTTCACCCGCCGCCACATCCACCCTCACCCGGCTGCCTGGCGCGCCGTTCGCTGTCCAAAACGGAATCACCACCGGCACCTTTTCTTCCTCATCAGGTACCTCTTCCTCGTCATCGTACCGGCCTGAGGGCAGCGGCATCCAGTCGAACCACCGCTGCATCCCGCCCCACAGCCAGACAATCGGCAGCAGCGGGCCGTGCTCACCCGGAATCGCTTCCCGCGTCGGCGGCCAGGACGGATCAAACATCTCCACCACCGCCCGCACGATTAGCCCCAGCAAAATCAGCACCACGCCCAGCCCGTTCAGCGCCACGTATAACTTGAGCGCCGCGCCCTTGGCAATCAACCACGCCTCCGTCCACACCGCGCCCCGAAAAAACCAGAGCACACAGAGCGCCAACCCCGTCACCCCGTACCCCAACATCGCGTATAGCTCGATCTCCTCTTGCCAGATCTCGGAGATCCCGCGCAGCAGCACCATGCCCGCCACGAACCAGCCCAGCCAGTACTGCGCCCGCGGCCCCCAGATCGCCAGACCCGCAAACACCGCCGTCACTATCAGCCACCACGCCAGCCCCGCCACCAGCGCCATCTGCACCGGCTGATTTTTGAGCGTCTCCTTTTGCGGCGGTTCCCTCGGCGGATACGCTATCCCTGCCGGTTGATTTCCATTACCGTTAGCCATACCATCTACTCCTTACCATCTGCGGATTTCTTTTTGTGGCGTTTGCACCACAACAATCTGTGGCTGCTCGCGCTCAATCGCTCGCTGATGCTGGCGCTCCCGCTCCTCATTGCGCTGGCGGAACACATGATAGATCACTATACCAAAGCGAGTGGCTATAAAGGCAAAAATCGGCAAAATAACCATGGACGCCCCGGCTAATACGGCCAGCGCATCATCCGATAGTTGCGAGATGCGCCGCCACACCACAGCCCCACCCAAAAGCAACGCTACGACAATACAAAATATCAACACACGCCTGAAGATCATAGATCCTCCTTTTTACCGTCGAATGACAGGCTCAGCGTAGATCACTGTCGACCGGCATTCGCCAGCCATCTCCTTGACCTCGTAGCGGATTTCATCCCCGCCGACGTAAGCCGCCTGAAAGCGCAGCCCTGATTCATCGGCGCCAAATACCAAAAAATCACCGCGACTGTGCAGCAGGTGGGCGTCCGGCCCACCGTACAATGTCGCCAGGCGAGCCTCACCCGCAGTTTTGATCTTACCCACAAGCCGCAAGGGGAACTC